CCTGGAGGGATTCGTTATGATAAGTCTTTGATCAAAGAAGATGGAACATGGGATCCACAAGCAATGAGAGATTCCATCTATTATGAATGCCCCAACAAAAAATGCAAAGCCAAAATAAAAGACACTCCGTCTAACAGAAGGTTCATGTCGGATAATGGCCGGTATGTTAGAGTTCAGAAGGGCATTCCAGAAAAACATTTCTATACGTACAACGGAATCGTAGTGACTTGGGTAAGGTTTTACGACATGGTTGAAGAATGGCTGAAGGCGTTGCGTGCAGTGAGATTAGGAGATGAGACTTTGCTGAAAGAGTTTGTGATGAAACGTTTAGCTGAGTTCTGGGATCCAGATGTTCATCGTCCGGTTGTGTCTTCAGTGAAAGTGAATAACAAAATAAAACTGAACACTCGTCTCAAAAACGCTGATTATAGAGCGATGACAGTGGACACTCAGCATGATCACTTCTGGGTAGTCATAAGGGACTGGAAAAGAGATGAACGCAGTCGTCTTATTCATTATGAACGAGCTGAGACCAAAGAAGAAGTAGAGAATTTGAGAATAGCATACTCAGTTGAACCGCAGTTCGTAATGATTGACTCCGCCCACTTCACAAGTAGAGTTTATCGTATGTGTTCTGAATATAATTACACTGCTGTTAGAGGGTCGGACAAAAAGAGTTTCCTGCACTTCATAGATCATGGGACATACAAAGAGAAAGTGCAACGCATATACTCTCCTCTTCAAGAAGTGGATCCTTGGATCGGAACCAAAGATGCTGGAACACAAACAGCAATGCTTCTTCACTTCTCAAAGTTTGAAGCACGTGAAAGGTTATTCGCTTTACGACGCGGTGAAGTAGAAGGATTTGAATATGAAGTGCCACATGATGTTGGTCAAGACTATCATACGCAGATGGACTCTGAAGAGAAACGATTCAGGCAACATCCAAGAACTGGAGAGACGTTGGAAGAGTATGTGCAGATTCGTAAGCATAACCACATACTTGATTGTGAGGTGTTTCAAGTTGTGTTAGCCAGCATCACCGGTTTGATTGGCACTGAAGCTATGGAAGCAGAGATGGAAAACGTTTCACAAAAGTAGTATGTGTCTAACAAATCTACACGTCTATCGTATGTGTACACTCTAACATATCTCGCAAAACTTATGTTAGAGTGCACTTCCAAATTTCTGTTAGATAGTGTATTCTTTCACCAGGATGGCAGGTGAATCATATGATCCTCAAGGATTGTTTGTTGATGTCTTCACACAGACGGAAATCGAATCTCTGTTGACTGAAGCGAAGAAAGTATTCACAGATGCGGATGGTGCACAGACTGTAACATGGTCATCTACAGGGATGAGTGTTACGAAACGATTTAATTTGGACGCCCTTCAAATCATAAAGGAATGTATGTATGCACTCAGATTGATTGCTCCAGCTACATATCCAAACTATCCGTATCATGCAGACCAAGCGACCGTTAAGGTAGTGTCCGATGATTGACCTATTAAAAAACATTGGTGCAGAAGTTGGAACTGCACTTGGACTCTACGAAGCATCTCGTACAAGTCAATATCATTCCACGCCTCCTGATCTCCAATACAATCATGATGAGTTGATTGATTTGGCAGAATGGGACACGCTTAGAGATTGCGGTCGTGAAGTGTATTCTAATTTCAGTCCAGTGGCTGGAGCAGTTCATGAAAAAGCGGATAATGCAATAGGGCAACATTGGATTCCAATTTATTTTGGTGAAGACCGTGAATGGGGGAGAAGGGCAACTCAGTTTCTCAAAGAAGCATACAAAGTTTTAGATGTCCGTGGGCAGCCATTCAACTTCGTAAACAACTTATGGTTAGGTTCAAAATGTTTAGACGTTGATGGAGATTATTTCATTCGTCCAATTTTAACCAAGAATGGTTTCCCTCAGTTTCAATTTTTAGAGTCTCACAACATCGGAGATCGTTATGGTCTTGATGATTCTCTGTTAGATAGAGTGCCTGGCGCTGTTCGTTTCAACAATGGAGTCTTTCTGAATGCTTCAGATAGGCCCATTGCATATTATTTTATGACCGGCAGAATAAATGATCCTGCATCCACGGATAAGATCATTCCTGCTAATGAAATGATTCATGTTTTTGATCCCGTATCATATTCTCAAAATAGAGGTGTTCCTGGATTAGTGTACGGGTTGTTAGATTGGAAGGACGTTAAGAAGTTCAGAGAAAACGAAGCCACTGCACAAGTTGCTTTTAGTGCTCTAACAGTTTTGGAGAAGAACGCTGGAGGAAAACCTGACTTGATGCAAGAGCGGTTCAGCAATACTAGCACAACCAAAGATGATGATTCTACGGCGTCCCTGGTGGTTGAAAAGTATTTAAGAGGGGCAGTGAGGTACATTAAAGCTAATGGCAAGAACGCCATTGAAGCATTCCACCATCAGCGCCCACCAAAGGAAGCAGTCACTTTCATGGAACATATTATGAGAGGGGCATTCGTTGGGATAGGCTGGCCCTATGAACAAGCATATGACATTAAAGGATTAGGCACAGCTGCTGTTAGAGCCATCACCAATAAATGCCAGCGCTCAATAAACAGAAGGCAAAGCGTTCTTCATTTCCCCGCTGCTAAAATAGTAACGTTTGCAATCGCAGCTGCATCTAATGCAAAGCTGTTAGGAAGGCGCACGCCGCCAGATTGGTTTAAGTGGAAGTTCGCTCTGCCTCCACATATGACAGCTGATCAACATAGAGAAGCTGCACAAGACAGAGAAGACTATCGCCTCGGGTTTATAACACTTGAACAAATATATGCAAAGCGCGGTGAGTGGTGGGTAGATCATGTTGATCAAAGGTTTGCTGAGGAGATGTACTACAATGAGAAAGTAGAAGCAACGGGCGTTCCCATTGAAAGAGTTCGTATGCTAACACCTAATGGTAATCCAGTTCAAGGATTAGAAGAGGAAGAACCAAGTCGTCAAAAGAAAGATGACGAACAAGATAGAAAGGACAGGAATGAAAAATCCAATAACGGCAGATGAATTGCTGAAGGATGGTACACGTCTTCAGTTTAGCTTTATTCATAAGCTCGCTACAGAGCCTATGGCAATAACAATTGATGGGGGTCTAACAGCTGCACTGAATTTAATGTGTGGAGACCCAACAGCGTACGTAAATTCTATTCGTAATGCTGCAGGGCAAACACTTCCTGAAAGACGTGACTCACTTAGCATAGCAGATAACAGTTTCCAGTTGACTGCAGATATGTTCGGGAATCCTGTACCGCAGGCATCTCTCGAAGGTAGCACTGCAGTCGTGCCACTGAAAGGAACAGTGGTGAAGGGAGGGGGAAACCTTGGCCGCTTCCTCGGTATGGCGGAATTAAATCAGTTCACAGCAGAACTAGATGATGCTGTTAGATCTGACAAAGTCGAGTCCATACTGTTGAACATAGATTCACCCGGTGGGTTCACCACAGGGGTTGCAGAAGCAGCCAACGCCGTAGACAAAGCAGCAAAACAAAAACCAGTGGTCGCATATACAGAAAGTATGATGGGATCCGCGGCGTATTGGATTGGCGCCGGTGCTACAAAACTATTTGCCACACCATCCAGTGTTGTGGGTAGCATCGGCGCCTTCCTCCAGATTGCTGATGTTAGCGAAATGCTAGACAGGATGGGAGTGAAAATGATTATGATTAAGTCAGGAAAGTACAAAGGCACTGGAACTGCTGGGCAGCCAGTTACCAAAGACCAAGTTGCATTCTTGCAAGATCGTATAAACAAAACGGGGGAAGCATTCAGATCATTCGTTAGTGACAGAAGAACGATGATCAAAAGAGAAGATATGGAAGGTCAAGTTTTCAATGGAGATGAAGCTGCATCACGAGGATTTGTAGGTGCAACAGTTCAGAACTTGCAAGAAGCCATAGAAAAGATTTAATTTCAACCGGAAACGCCAACACAACAAGAGAAAGCATATTCCATGCAATCAAATAACAAATCGCTGGAGGAGCAAATCGCTGACCTTCAGGAAGAAAATGCAAACCTCCAAGCCTTGGTTAATCACCAAGACGGAGAAGCATCTTCCGAAAGTCACGATGAGCCAAGTCCGTCCTTGGCACCAGAGACTTCCGAAGTGGAGTCACCGGTCGCTTCCACAGCTCCAAGTCAGACGGAAATCGAGGTGGCGGCAGCTCCTGCACCGGTCAATGACCATGCATCCAAGTTTGCTTCCATCAATGAGCGTTTCTCTAATCTTGAAGAAGCAGTTGCACAACTTAGTACACAGCAGGCAGCTGCTAATGTACCGAGTGAGCCGCTTGATGTTAGTTCTGAAGACAGCTTTGCTGGTGAAGGAATTGATGCAACGGCTCATGCTTTTGCAAAAGAGTTGGGGGAACAGCTTTAACACACCTCTCATAACGAAAGGATAAATTACCATGGCAAATAAATATCTCACCATGCTCGATCTGGCCAAACGTACAGGCGGTTCCGCCGTCGTTGGTCTCATTGAGGAAAATGCAAACGTTGCTCCTGAGTTTAACATCGTGCCCGTTAGGTCGATCGCCGGAACTACTTTCCGTACGAACGTCCGCAAGAGTCTTCCTGCTACCCAGTTCCGTAATGTGAACGAAGGTACAGAGACTGTGAAAAGCGAGTATGCGCAAGAACTCAGTCAGACGTTTGTTATCGATGATCAACTTGAAGTTGATACCGCAGTCGTTGAAGCCGAGGATCCAGAAGGACGCCCCGGCATTCTTGCTGATGAAGCCAGCGGAGTGATGCAGTCTGTAATGCTTCATGTCGGTTCACAGTTCTATTACGGAACTGCGAATGACACGAAAGGATTCCAGGGTGTTGAGAACTTTGTCGATTCATCCATGATCGTGGACGCTGGAGGCACTAGTGCTTCCACCGGTTCTTCGGTCTACGGAGTGTCGTTCGGTCGTCAGGGAGTGAACTTCATCGCCGGTAACAAGTCTTCACTTAGACTTGGCCGCTGGCAGAAGCAGCAAATCACTCGCTCCAGCAAGAAGTTGATGGCTTGGGTTAACAACCTTCAGGGTTGGATCGGCCTTACCTTCGGTCATGTTAAGTCGGTCGGTCGCATTAAAGACTGCACTGAAGATTCCGGTAAAGGGTTCACTGACCTTCTCACTGGAAAACTTCTTGAGAAGTTCCCAACCGGAATGACTCCAGATGTTCTCTTCTGCACCCGCCGTTCTCGCCGTCAGCTCCATGAGAGTCGGTATGCAACCAGCAACGCTTCCACTACTGGCATTGGCACGGTATCGGCTCCGCCGCTTCCGAGCGAATCCCTTGGTGTACGTCTGGTCACTACTGATTCTTTGGTTGACACTGAAGCTCTCACATAATCTGAGAGATAACATTTAACGAAAGGACAAACACATCATGGCTACGACATACCGTTCCATCATTGATGCAGAGAAGCAAGTCACTGTTGCTCTTCCCGCTGCAGCCGCCAACGTAGATTCCGGATCCATTGATCTGGGTGAAGTTCCCGGGCTCATCGAGAATGTTGAAGTTGAAATTGATATCGATGCAACGACTGCATTGGTTGATACGAAAGACATCGACGTTCATCTGGAAGATTCCGCTGATGACTCTTCGTTTGCCGATATCGATATTTTTGACAACCCAATTCTGAAGGTGACTTCAGATGGTGGTGGGTCAAGTCGCACTCGGCTTAGAGTTCGCATGCCTCGCACTGTTAGGCGCTACATTCGTATGAACGTGGCGGTTGAAAGCGGAGGCGGAACTGTTACCGCGAACAGCGCTCACCTGCGTCTTCTGTTCTAATTCTCCCAAGGCGAAAGCCTTAGTTCCTGGTTGATTTTGTTGGCCGGCTCCTTGGGAGAGGGGTCGGCCAACTACACTATAAGACAATGAGTTGGATTCATAATGAAATGAAGAAGGATGCACAACGCATTCTTGAACAGGATCTGCAAACCAAGTTCACTTGGAAAGGTGCAGAATACTTTGGAAGCATTTCATATGGAACCATGACCACTGAAGCTGAAGATTTCGGAGGCTTCGCAGATGAATCAGACCTTACCATCATAACACTCTCAGCATACTTTACTAGTGGCACTCCTGATATAGGCGATGACATAAAAGTCGATGACGTAACATTCACTATCAATTCAGAGCCTATAGTCAAAGCAGATGTACCTATGTTAGAACTCAAAGCGGACCGGCCTGACGGAACCCGCAAAACTCTTTACGATTATGGCGAGTGATAAAATGTTAGATGAAATCCTGACGGATGTACTCATAGCATGGATGGCTCCTGTTGTGCCACCACCTCTTGGTGAAGTGGCAACCCCATACAAAGACATGAAGATTCAGTTGCCTCAGCTGTTTGTAAAAGTGAGTATGGGCAGTGAAGCTATAGAGAATTCAGGAATTTTTAATTGCGGTGTGGAAATAGAATTCCGCTACCTTGTAAAGAAGACATCGAAAGTTGATGCATTGACTTATTGGAGAGCAATCCAAGATAGGTTTACGTCATACACTTTCAAATCGTTGGCAAACAGTCTAACAGAACAGGATCCA